ATGGAATAGGGGTCTCAATATGGAATACAATGGTGGAGATGAGGATTGGGAATTAACTACAGATTGTTGGGAGCCGAGTTTGTATTGGAGAGCAATACAGATATACGGAGAGACAAGTCCTTGTGATAGTAGTTTTGGTAATTTTCCTAATTGGGAAATGGATATTAACCAAAGTATTTCAAGAACAGGTCTTGATATGCACAATTCAAAAAGGTCAGATTATCAGTCAGAATACTATGAGGCGTATGGAATGAGTAGGGGTCGTTATGATGATAGTCATACTTTATGGAACCCTTCAGGAACGAGGTGTGGAGATAAACCTCAATGTTATATAGGAACAGGTTTACCTAATGTTCAGAAAACACCAGACCAAGTTCCTCAACAAAACGATATAACTGCAGATGAGTATACACCTTGGGTAATGTTTAACCCTTACAATCCTGCAAATGTTAAGAATAATTCAGGAGCAGATTATGGAGCAAACCTTGTAATGCCTGATTGGCAATATACAGGTCAAAACCCTTCGTTGAATTTTAAGGGTAAAAATATGTGTCCTATGAGGGCGAAACTAACAGGTGGGGTTAGTTCCTTCAGACAATGGCAAAATGGTAACAATCCTTGTGAAACAAACGCTACTGCAATCATTCCTTGTTATTGGACTTTCAAGAGAACGTATGTAATTTTTAGAGCATCATTATTTTTATGTCACGATGACGGAACAGGAAACGTAGATACATACAGAGTAGCCGAAAGAATAGAGGATAACTATGGTTGGGGTTGGTGTATGTGTTCAGATGAGTTATGTAATACTTCAGGACCCTTTTATGGAGAAGGTTATATAAATGGTTGTGCGAAGGATTGCACGTTTGGAACTGCAGGTTCTCCAAATTATGGAAGTGAGTGTAGTCACAATGGTTATGCTTCTCCTGCTTGGGTGCAAAACGCTAATGGTTGGTATAGGGAAAGATATTTGGCTATGAACCCTCACGATAATCAACCTTACGGATGTGATGGAACAGGAGACCCTTATCACAATTTAATCAATCCAACACAAGACCCTGCTCAATGCCAACCACTTCCAAATCAACCAACAAATCAGTTTGCAGATTATGCTCAAACTTGGGACGAGTTTGTAAACTATGAAGATTGGGATAACAAAACGGTAACAGGACCCAACTCAAATAGTCAAGTTCACAGAATGGCTAAAGAACGAGGTATTCATCACACAATGACTGAATATGGTGGTAATAAATTCAAGTTTAATATGGCTTGGGGGAATAGTGGAGATTGTGAGTTAATGTGTCAGATGGGAGATAAAGTATTTTTATATTCCGAAGTAACTGAAGAACTATATAATTATGGTATGGCACCTGATTATAGAGGAAACGCTATGGGTCAGTTCACTTCAACTTGTAATAACTCAAATGGAAACGTAGCACCTGATGGAGTAAGTTTTGGCTTAATCAATTGGTGTTCAAGGGGTTGTCCTAACGCAGATAAAGATTGGTATGGTCCTGCAAATGCTTGGTGGGTATATGGGGGAGCATCAGGAAATCAACAACTAAATGTAGAGTTATGTTATTACTATGGTGGTAATGATGGAAATGATTATCCGTCTACTACAATTTATAATGGTTGGGGTGGAGATTTTCAATGGAGATACCCTGCTCCGTTTTGGCACAATATGCACTATGGAATTTTTGCACAGAATATAGTTAGACACCCAGAGACAGGAATTAGAGCAACAACTCAAAGTTTTAAGAGAGTTCACGTTAAGAAAACTTCTTACAGAAATGTTGGAGGTAATAGTGCTTGGACAGGAACGCTTACGGATACTATTTTTGAAGGAGCATTGTTCCCTATAGCAGATGGTTTGCCTTGTGCAGAAACTATGTTAGACTTTGTAAATGGTTTGACAGGTTTATATAATCTGTATTGGTATGCAGATATGGAAACTAAAACAATCCAAGTAGAGCCGTATGCTAATTTCTTTAAGACTACAGATAAGGCAGTAGATTGGACTGATAAGATAGATATGAGAAAGGGTAGTAAGGATGTATTCTCAACAGAGTATATGAAAAGAAACCTTTGTTTTACTTACAAGGAGGATGATACTTTAGCAAAGGAAACTCACAAAAGGTTAGACCTTCCTACTTGTTCTTTTAACTCACATCAGATTGATTTAGGAGAGCAATACGAAGGTGTTGATGTAGAGGATATGGGAACTAATTATTTCGCATCAACGGTTATGGGGTTTGATAAAACAATAGGAACAGAAACTGAAGATGGTTATTGTCCTTACATTCCTTACATTCTAAAGGAGTATGTAGATATTCCTTTAATCACTAATAGTGATGATTTGCCTGATAAAATAGAAAAGTGGAAGCCGAGAACTTTGCAATGGGGTGGTTTACAACCTTGTAATAGAAGTAATGGAGCAGATATAAATTATGCTTGGAGTTTCGGTGGTATACTTGAACAAGAATATCCATTTGCAGGAGTGTCCGATATGCAGAACTATAATGCTTTTGGATACATAGGGGTAGGAGCAACAACTTATAGACCTACATTGGCTTATCATAACGAAAAAGAGTATTTCGGTGGTGCAGGTCCTTATCCTGTATTGAACCCAACCAATAAGATGATGGGATTGTATGAGATATTCCACGCAGATACCATTGAAGGTATACTTGAAAAACCTAAATTGAAAACTGCATATTTCAACTTAACTCAAGAGGATATATCAAATTTGAATTTTAGAAACCTTGTATACTTGCAAGATGGTGGTGGTAATACATATTGGATAATCAATAAGATTTCAGATTTTCAACCTCACAAAGACTTATTAACTAAAGTAGAGTTATTCCAATGGACTGATTTTAGAGCAAGAAAGACAGGTATTACTCACGGAGATACAAGTCCTATCAAGTCAAACATTTACACAAGTTCGGAGTATCAAAGCCACATTAAAGTAAATAAATCAAGTGGTGGTAAAGGTATTAGTAATGGTGGTAATGTTCGTGTTGAAACAGGAACACATAGTCCTACTGCAAAAGCATTAGCATTAAGAAATCAGTTAGATAAGGATGTTAGTCAAATCAAAGGAGGAATAACTATAGTAGATAAGAATAAGTATAATGTTAATGGAGATGCAACAAGGATACTCGGTTCAGGACAGAGTAAAAAGAACAGAGGAAATATAATGGTAGGTAAAAACCTTGATGCTCAATCAAATGAAATAGTAATAGGAACAGGGAGAAGGAAAGGAATTAAAGATACAAGGTCAGGTGGTAGACCAAAACCATCTGTTGAGTTTAGAGATAAAGGTAAAGTAGTAGCAGAGATAACGGAGTTTGGTTTAGAACAAGGTGGTGGAGAAGTAATGGTAGATGATGGAACAGGAAGGTTAGTAGGTTTATATGTTTATGATTTTAACACATCAAATGCAATGGCTAATGCTAACAAGGGTAGAACACTTGATGTATCAAACAGGAAGTTGAGAAGTGTAAAATTAGATAAAGGTGTAGATAAAAGATACTGATAAAACAATGGAAACGCACCTCTACGATTTTGACTTTCTCTGTAGTATGTATATAATCATACCGATTACGCTATTAAGTTCGTTAAATGGTCTTAAAAGTGCGTTAAATTGGATATTAAATTAGGGAACTATGGCAGAAAAACAGACGATAATAAGGTTAAGGGTAGAGGGGACTTCGCAGTTGGCTCAACTTAAAAATGAGATTTTAACTACAGAAAATTCTTTGAAACAAGCAAAGCAACAATTCAAAGATGGTAAGATGACACAGGAACAATTTGCAAAGGCAAGTGTTGATGCAGGTATAAAGTTAAAGGCATTTAGAGGGGAACTCCAGAGACAGACTAAAGACATAGTTACTACAAATCAAAAATTAAATTTAGCAAAAGGAAGTTATGCCCAATTAGCAGATGCGAATAAGAAAGCGTCTGTAGCAATTCGTAATTTGTCAGACCCACTCGGAAAGAATAAGGCAACATTTGATAAGTTGTCTCAAAGTATTGCTAATAATACTGCCAAGATGAAGCAAATGGATGCTTCTATGGGTAGATACCATAAGAATGTAGGTAATTATTCAAGTGGTCTTAAGGGGTTCGCTTTACAAATGGGTGGTGTTATGATTGCAGTTCAAGGAGCAATTATGGCTTTCCGTCAGATAGAAAGAGTTATTGGTGTCTTCGCAGATTTTGAATTTGCTATAAAACAAGTAGGTGCAATTAGTGGTGCTACAGAAACAGAACTGAAAATGTTAGAAGAAAGTGCAAGAGATTTAGGAGCATCTACTGCATTTACGGCAACAGAAGTAGCAGGACTACAGAAGGAATTAGCAAAGTTAGGTTTTGACCCTACAGAAATTGAGAATATGACTGCATCAGTTCTTGATTTGGCTTTTGCTTTTGGAGATGATTTAAGTCAAGCAGCAGAACAAACAGGTTTCGTTTTGAAAATGTTTGATTTAGATGCAGAGGAAACGGTTAGGGTTAATGATGTTATGGCAGCAGCATTTTCTAATACTGCCCTTGATTTAGAAAAGTTTTCTACTGCTATGCCTAAAGTTGGTGCAGTTGCAAAGCAAATGGGTTTCAGTTTTGAGGATACAACTGCCTTGTTAGGTTTAATGGCTAATGCAGGTTTTGAGGCGTCTACGGCAGGAACGAGTTTGAGAAACATTTTCCTAAAAATGGCAGACCCTGCAGGAGAACTTGCACAACAATTAGGTTATGGAATAACAAGTATAGACCAACTTGCTCCTGCTTTGGAGGAGTTAAAGGAAAAGGGTGTTGATGTAGCAGACGCTTTAGAAATGACTGATAAAAGGTCTGCAGCAGCATTCTTGACAATGTTGGATGGAGCAGATACAATGGAAGAACTTCAACAAGTTTTGATAAACGCAGAAGGAACTGCAGCAAGTTTAGCAAACACTATGCGAGATACATTGAAGGGAGATATTGATGAACTGAAATCTGCAGCAGAGGGAGCAGCAATAGATTTTATAGAACAATTCGCACCTGCGTTGAGATTAGCAGCAGATGCAATTACTATGATATTCCAAGCAATAGGACCTACGATAAAAATTCTTAAACCATTTATTGCAATGTGGGCGACCTATAGGGGTTCAATTTTAGCAGCAAGTCTTGCTTCTAAAGCGTGGGAGGCAATACAATTAAGATGGTCAAAACTTATTCCGATTATAACAAGTAGGACTGCTCTTATGAATGCAATGGCTAACCTCAATCCTTATGTGGCGATAGGTAGTGCGATAGCAGGTATAGCAGTAGCAGTTAGCACTTGGAGTAAAAGTTTATCAGTTGCAGAGGAAAGTGCCGAGAAGTTGTCTGTAAAGATGACGGAGATAGAAAACAACTCCAAAAACCAAAGGTCTTCAATGGAGAAGTATATGGCTATCGCTAAAGATGAGACTGCATCAACAGACGATAGAATGGCGGCAATTGATACTCTGAATGAGGCGTTTAATGATTTAGGTTTAACAATAGATAATGTAGGGAGTAAAGATATAGATGCTTTGTTTGAGATAAATTTAGACAATAGTAAGTTAGAACAAGAGATAGCAGGTATAGAAACTATAAGGGAAGATTATCAAGAACAGGTTAATTTCTTTCAGGAAGTTCTGAAAGATGGTTGGGTTTCAGAGGAGGAAATCAGTCAAGGTTTTTGGGATAGTGCAGGTAGAATTATATCTTTTTCAGGTGCTTGGAATGATAGTTATGCCGAGGCGAAGGAGAGTATGAAGGAAAATCAGGCAGAGGTAGATAAGTATACAAGCAAGATTGAAAAACTATCTCTCAAAATAGCAGAGAATAAAAGACAACAGGAAGAAAGTGCTAAAACACTAAAAGATAATGCAATTAAAACTGCGAAGTATGCTAATACTCTTGATGGACTTGGACAGAAAGTTAAAGACTATCAGTATATGTTAAACCAAGCAGTTATCGGTAGTAGAGAGTGGAGTAATTGGTTGCTTAAACTTAATAATGCAAAAGCAAAACTTAAAGAAACACAGGACTTACTTAATACTTCAACTAAAGACACGAGAACAAGGTTTGAAAAACTTGGTGGAAGTATATCTGATTTAGAGAAAAAGATTAAAGATTATATGTTTAGAGGTAAAGACACCTCAAAACTTACTGCTCAACTCAAAATCAAACAGGAGAAGTATAACAAAGTGATGAAGGAGTATAAGGAGTTGATGGTTGAACTCGGCTTTGAGATGGATAAAACAGAGGAGAAGGCGAAGTCTCTTGATGACCAACTATTAGAAGGAGCAGAACAGAGAGCAAATGCAATTAGAAAGAGTGATAGAGCATTAGCACAGAGTGTTAAGTTTAACGCACAACAATTACAACTTTTAGAGGCAGAAACATTAACTGCTTGGGCAGAATTAGATGAGTGGAAGAAAAAGTCTACGGAGGATATGAATAAGTTGGAAAGGGAAAAATATAATGATGAACTTAAGGCATTAGAAAATAATCTTAAAGATAGAAAGAATGCTTATAGGAATTTCCAAAAAGACCACCTCAAAGATTTGATAAAACAAAAAGAAAATGAGGCACAACTATTAACAGACCAAATAACTCAAGGTTTTGAATATACCTTGAAGGAGGTAGATGGAGTTACTCAATTAGTTTTTGATGAGACAAAAGCATTGGATGATGGAATGAAAATGGAGATGGGTTTAACTCTCGCAGATTTATTATTTCAGATTGAAGGTTTTAGAGCAATGTTAAAGGATGGAACTCCTGATGCAGAGGAAGGTTCTAAAGGTTGGTTACAGAAAGAAATCTTTGGAGAGACTGAAGAAGGTGGTGGTTTAACAGGGGAACAATTTATAGAAATGATTGATGTTTCTATGCAACAAGTTATGGGTATTATGAGTGCCTTTAATGATTTAAGAAACACACAATCAGAAGCAGAAAGAGATAGATTATCAGGTGTTCACGACCAAGAAGTTAGAGACTTAAAGAATAGTGCAGAGTATGAGTTGGCTACTGAAGAAAACAAAGACAAGATGCTTCGTGAGTTAGAACACGAACAGGCAATGGCTATGTGGAAAATTGATAGTGAACAATTTAAGCAACAAAAGAGTTTCAATAAAAAGATGGCTATTATGGAAGGTGCAATGGCTATTATGAGGATATGGGCAAGTCCGTCTGCTTTGCCTGAACCTGCTCGTTCAATTATGAATGGTATTTTAACTGCAGCACAAGTAGCAATGACAGGTATACAGATAGCAACCATCAATGCACAAGCACCACCACCGATGCCTGTTTTAGAAGCAGAGTTTGGAGCAATAATTCCTGAAGGTAATGGTAGGTTAGCAACAGGAGGAATGGTTGAAGGTCCTTCACATAAGGAAGGTGGAGTTAAGTTTGGTGTAGGTGGTAGAGTTATGGAGTTAGAAGGTGGAGAGGCAGTAATAAATAAAAAGTCTACTGCAATGTTTAGAGGTTCGTTGTCTGCTATGAATGTAGCAGGTGGAGGTAAGAAGTTTGCAACAGGTGGTGTTGTTTTAGATGATGAGTTAAAGAAACAAAGTGCAATGGTTAATGATTTTAATAGTGCGATAGAAAGTTTGAAACAAGATAGCACAATACTTGTAACGGAAGCAGAAATCACAAATTCACAAAGAAGTGTTCAAACAATAGAAGCAAAAAGTAGTTTTTAATTAAAAGATTTTTTTATATTTGTAAATAATTATGATAGTAAGTAAAGTTCAACAAGAGGCGAGGTTATGTGTTTGTAAGGAGTGCGAACATAGAAAAAATAAATTTCTTTCTATTTTTAATATGGATAGTTGTGGTATTTGTAAGTGTAATCTTAAAGCAAAGTCAAGATTAGATAGAGATTTTTTAGGAAAGTGTCCTATAGGTAAGTGGAAAGTAATTGATAAAAAATTTGAGATATGATGTTTGTATATGGTTTTCTAACTGCATTAGTAGTAGTGTTTATAGTTTTAACAATCCTTGGTAATCTTATTAGGAAAAAGAGGGTAAAGGAATTTAATAAAAAAACTATGGACGCTTATAATAAGAAGAAGGGTGCTTATGTAAAAAAGAATAAGGTGTTACGAAAAACCAAAAAGAAGGTTTCTGAAAATTCATAAGTATAATAATACACTTAATAATACAAGAACAATTAAGTTGATTACAAGAACCCTTTTGCTTTTACAAAGCATTTTTATAATAGGTTTAACATTTATGATTTTAGGTATAGTAGGTATTTTCGTTTTAGGTTTCGCTACAGGACTTTACGTTTGTTCTCAAATAGAAAGGCACGTTGAAAATCAAATTGATAGTGATGAAAGATAATGGTCAAGTAAATGTTACAGGAAATTATGATTGGAATAAACCAACTAAACCTATCGTAGAAAATGGAGCAAGGGAGAGGCAACAGAAATATGGTTTAATTCCTAAAACTAAAGAACAGGAAGTTACCGATACAATAAAAGAAATGGATAGAACAATGCGAAAAGTTCAGAAAGTTTACAAAACTATTTCTGAAGACGATAAAGAAAAGATAAAGGATATTATCTTAATGACGGAGATTGATGGTATAACACCTCGTGAGAAATTAGCAAAAAGGAGAGATAGTCTGTATCCGTATTACAGAAAGTATGTAGACCCAAAATCAAAGAAAACAGGATGTGGTTCTTGTATAGCATCTCAAAGTAAATTCTTTGAATTGTTAGTTAGATATATGAAAGAATATGAGCAAGAAAGCCAATGATAAAAAGGTAGTAGTAAAGTATTGCGATACTTTAAGTGATGAAATCACAATAAGGTTTGGCGAGTTCGCCACGCCTAAAGATATTACCTATCATTTGGTAGAAAAGGGAGTTATCCGTCCTACAGAAGTTAGAGATTATATGATAATTAAAGACTTTGACAATACACTCAAAAAGAACGAGGGTCATATCACTCATACCTTTATTGATGTAGGCATAAAATACAACTTATCCGAAAGGCACGTTGAGAATATCGTGAGGAATAAGAGAAAGAAACAGGATAAGAAAAACAACATTAAAGAGAAAAAGAAAAAAAGTTAGACTTTTTTCGTAATTCAACTATAACCATTTTCTATTTTTGTAATATGAAAAATTGGTATCAGATTGAAAACAAGGGCAAGGAGATTGCCGACATTTACCTATATTCAGAGATAGGGGGAATGGAAATCAATGCAGAGAATTTTGTTAAAGACTTATCAGACCTTAAAGGAAAGGACTTGAATGTTCATATCAATTCCCTTGGAGGTTCAGTTTTTGACGGAATAGCAATTTACAATGCTCTGAAAAATTTCAAAGGAAAAGTAACTACAAAGGTTGAAGGTATCGGAGCAAGTATTGCTTCCGTTATTGCTTTAGCAGGAGATAGTATAGAAATGGCAGATAATTCTTTATTGATGATACACAATCCTTATGCAATGGTGGGAGGAGATAGTCAAGAGATGAGAAAAACTGCAGAGTTATTAGATAAAATAAAGAACGAGATAATCGGAATTTATGAAAGCAAAACAGGTTTAACTTCAGAAGTCTTAAATAGTATGATGGATGAGGAAACTTGGTTTAATTCTTCAGAGGCATTAGAAAGTAATTTTATTGATAGTGTATCGGAGAGTGTTGATGTTAAAAATGAATACGATTTATCGGAGTTCAAAAACATCACAAATGAGAAAGTAAATCAAATTTTAATTAAAAATCATTTAGGACCTATGGAGGAATTAAAGAAAATGTTAAACGACATCAAATCGTTAGTTGGCTCTCTTGCAAACCCAAAATCAGAGGAGAATGTAGAGAACAAAGTAGAAGAAATCGTAGTTTTAGATAACGAGGAAGTTGTAAATAAGATAACGGCTTTAGAAAATGCAATCGCAGATTTTGAAGGAGTTAAAGTTACAATGGAAAACGAAATTGAAGACCTTAAAAATAACAACTCTAACCTACAGGGAGAGTTAGACAAAGCGAAAGCAAAGTCAGAAGCAAAGAAAGTTGATGCAGTTGCGTCATCAGACCCTGCACCTGTAACAAGTGAAAAGGCAGAAGACCCAAATCAAAAGTTTTTTGACCATATGGTTAATGTCTTAAAAAATAAGTATTAAATAATAATTAAAAAGAAAAGAAAATGGCTTATATCAATGTAGCAGATAATGCACTAAACGCAGGGTATTCAGGAGCAAACTTTAACGAAATGTTTCTTCAACCTGTATTCACAGATGAGGATATTATGAGTAACTATAGGGTTATTCCTAATGTTCGTCACACACTTAATTTATACAAAGCAGACCCTTTGTCTTGTGTTGTTCAATCATATGATGGTTGTGATGATACAGATTACACAGGTAAAGACTTTGATGTATCACAAAGAGTAATCACGGCAGGTCGTATGAGAGTTGCTTTAGAACAATGTCAAGATGAGTTTTTCGGAACTTATATTGAAGAAAGTTATAGAGCAGGACTTGATGTATTCAACTTAACAGGAACTGATTTGATGAATACGATTATGACTAACGTAAAAAGAAGTATCACTAATGACCTTGTAAATCTTGCTTGGTTTGGAGACACAGGTCAATCAGAAAGTTCTGAATGCTTAAATTCTACAGATGGTTTCTTACACCATATGTTAGATGGTTCTACAGGAATTACTCCTGTAACTTGGGCGAATGGTGCTTTAGCAGCAAATGATGCAGTAGATGCAATGAGAGACGTAATGGAAGGTTCAGACCCTGCGTTGTTAGCAATGCAAAATTCAGAGAAGTGTTTTTGGGTTTCTCCAAATGTATTCTTTAACTATGTAGCGTCAGTAGAAAACTTAACTGCAACAGGTTTTGGTGGAGACTTAAGTTTGATGAGAGGAGAGGATGGTAAAGCAGTTTATACTTTTAGAGGTATAGAGGTTAGACCAATGTATTCTTGGACTTCTAATTTATCAACTGCAAATGCTTGGAGTTCAACTGCAAATCAGTTAATAGTTTTAGGAGCAAAGAAAAACTTTGTAATCGGAACTGATACGAATGACCCAAGTAATCAATTGAAATTCTGGTATGATGAGTATAGAGAGAAAATGATTATTCGTTCTTACTTCAAATTCGGAACTCAATTCGTTCACGATAGTTTAATTTCTTGGGCATATAGAAAAGATAGTTAATAACAATAAAAATTAAATAAAATGGCAGGAATTACTCAATGTTATACTATTGCTTGTTGCGATAGAAATAGACGAGGTGGAATTAAAGCAATCTACCTTACAAACACAGACGACATCACAGGCACAACGGTATCTACTACTGATTGCACATATGGTTATGAAGCAATTACTTTAGATACAAATAAGAAGTGGTTTAAGTGGGAATTTGAAAGAGGGACGGCAGGTTTTACTGCAAATGCAACTCGTGAAAATGGCTCAACACTTATTGATGTAGAATTACAATTATATATCCCTAAAGTTACTTGTGAAGGTAACGCAAAACTAATGGAGTTAGTTACTTCGTGTGGTATCACGGCAGTAGTTGAAACGTATGCAGATGATTGTGCAGCAACTCCTGCAAACCTTTGGTTTGTTTTAGGTTGGGATGAGATTTTTGAAGAAACTGCATATATGGAGTTCACATCAGGAGAACAAGCAACAGGTGTTGCACTTCAGGATGCGAATGGAACTGCAATCACTTTAACAACTCAACAAGGAGAGTATCCGAGAGGTCTTACTGACGCAGGTGTAACTGATGTCACTACAGACTTTGATACTTGTGCATAGTAGTTGTTATTAGTGTCTTTATATTGGATTGGTAAGGGGTTGAAATAAACCCCTTACTACTATCCTGAATTGTAAAAAAAAATTGTATATTTGTATATGGCTAATAAATTTGAATATAGAACGATAGGTAAGATGGGTAAGACCCTTGGTGGAACTCGTATTAGATTTAGGAATATCACTTCACAAGCAGACTTAAGACGAATGTATAATGAAGGAGTGAGTATGATTGAGAAAATTGAACTTGATGTTAAACCTAAAACTAAAAAAATTGTAAAAGATGAAAGCGAAGACAAAGGGGAAAACAATATCAAGTCTCAAGAAATTACAGGAGAAGCAGGGGAGTAGTTTTTGCAAGTTTGATGTAATTAACCTCGCTATACCTGATAAAGTCAATGAGGATATTGACTTAAACCAATTGAATACGGACTTTATTCCGTTTGGTTCTGATAACTTATTTCCTCAATATCTTGCAGAACTCAAAAGACAGAGTTCAACTCACAGAAGTATTTTAGCACAGAAAAAAACCCTGTCTCAAGGAGCAGGTTGGAAATCTGAAAACGAAGGTTTGTTGGAATATCTTAATCAGGTCAATCCTGATGAGGACTTCCGTCAAGTTTATGGTAACGCAGTAGATGATTTCTATACTTTCGGAAATGCCTTTATTCAAATAGTTAAATTTGAAGGAGGAATTAACCTATATCACATAGACGCTACGAAATGTAGGGTATCTAAAGACCAAACAAAAGTTTATATACACCCAAATTGGGCGAATTATATGAACTCAATGAATGATATGGTTATATTACCCTTATATCCGAACTTCAATGGGGGATATGGCGTTATTCAGTTTAAGGACTATGAGCCGACATTCAACTTCTATGGATTGCCTGATTATTGTGCCTCGTTAGAGCATATTGCTATTGACTACGAAATAGGAAAATATAATCACACAAGATTTAAGAATAACTTCCAACCATCTGCGATAGTAGAAATTAACGGAGATATGGGAGAAAAGGAAGCCGAGCAATTAGTAAAATCGGCAACAGAAAAATGGACAGGAGCAGGAAACAATGGTAAGATATTATTCATTGTAAAGAATGGAGACACAAGTCCTGCACAAGTAAGTCTTATCCAAGACAATCAAGAAGGTAGTTGGATAGACCTTCAAAAGATTACCGACCAAAATATCATAACTGCTCATAGATGGCAACCAAGTTTAAGTGGTGTTATCAGTTCAGGAAAGATGGGTAGTCAAGGAAACGAAATTCGTATTGCTTATGAAATTGTTTTGAATACAATTATCAAAGACACGGAGCAAATTATCCTGAATAAATTAAAGATAGTTATGTCTGAATTAGCAGGATTGGATGTTGAGGATTTTGAAGTAATCTATGAACCACCTATTTCTTTCTTGTCAGATATACAGATAAGTCAAGTATTAACCATCAATGAACAACGAGCAATTTTAGGTTACGAGGAAATAGAAGGTGGAGACGCACAAGTTCCAACAGGCGAGGAGGAGGAGACTGAAGGAGAGGAAGAAACTGAAAAGAAAGAGGACGATAGTTCTGACCAAGAGGAAATTGAAGTTGATGTTGAAGAAAAAGAAGATTAGATATGCCTGCAACTAACTATATGTCATTAGCAACTCTCGTCACAAAAAGTGAAGTAATAAGTGCAACTTTCACAAACTCAAATACAGACTTGTCTTTGATAAAAGATGAGGTTATTAAGATAGCAGAAATTGCTCATTTGAGGGATGTGTTAGGACACGATTTTTACGATTTCTTAAAAGTAAATATGGCAGAAGCATCAGGAAGTAGGTGTTGGGATGTAACTCCTGCAACTTGCACAAGTTGTAATATAGATAGTGGAACTAATAATGGATATGAAGTGTTGATGGCAAATTATATTAAACCTGCTTTGTGTTGGTTTGTTAAGTTTGAAGTGATAAATGATATGCAATACAATAGTTCAAGTTCAGGTGTTGTAATGAATATGCCTGAATTTACTCAACCTGTAGGGACGAAGGAATTGAACGCTTATAAACAAGACGTTTACAGAAAAGCCAAATTATTATTAGATGCAATGGTTGAGTTCTTAAATGATAGTGATAATGATGATTGTTTTCCTGAATATGATAAGTCGGACACAGACGGAGATGGATATGATTGTAATGACAACTGCTCATCAGGTGGAGTAGCCACAAAGAACCACGGAATGATAATTTA